GCTATACAGAAGGCACTACTCCAACCGGGCTATTCAGAAAGAGGTGATGACGAGGTTAAACTTAAAGACCTATTCACATCTTACGGTGCAGAGAGACATACAATACCTTCTTGCAGAATGGCGCAAGGCCAGAATAGAAAACACAGAACTTCTTGTGCAAGGTGAGCTTACACAGATTGACGAATGCGTGAGAGAGCTGTGGGATCAGTGGGATAAATCCAAAGAGGATTACAAAAAACAGAAGCAGATAGATTTTGGCAAGCCGACGGCAGCTACAATTGGCTTTGGGGATAAAAAGAAAATACGCATAACATCATCCGAGCGCACAACGATGGATATCATTGGGCTTGGCGATGTTTCATATATCTCCGAGATCCGACAGCAGCTGCAGGAGAGAAGAAAGTTGTTAGGCTTGTATGCTCCTGAGAAACAGCAGATTATAGGACAAGACGGAAAGCCGATTACACCGGACACCATCAAGATAGAAGTTATTGACAGCCGCGAGCAGGTAAAGCTAAAAGAATAGAAATGAGCGCAGTAACCATACAGACGACACGTGTTTATTCCGAGTTGGAGAAAGCGTTCCAGGTGGGATATACAACTATTTCTGCGCATGGTGGAGCGAGGTCATCAAAGACTTACAACATCATTATATGGCTGATAAACAAATGCTTGGAAAGGCCAATGCTGCGTGTGTCTATCGTCCGAGGAACGCTCCCGGCACTGAAGGGAAGCGTGTACGTTGATTTCAAAGAAATCCTGATGCGTATGCAATTATTTGATGACCGGCTGCTAAACAAAAGCGAGCTGACTTATCAGTTCAGCAATGGCAGTTGGATAGAGTTCTTTTCCTGCGATAGTGAACAAAAGTTACGCGGCAGGAAACGAGATATCTTATTTGTCAATGAGGCCAATGAGCTTACATTCTATGAGTGGCAGCAGCTGAAAATGCGTACAACGCTTTGCTCTATAATAGATTACAATCCATCTTTTACTGACGAGCACTGGATCAATAAACTGAATCGCGAGGACAAAACATATCACTTTGTCACAACGTACAAGGATAACCCTTTCTTGGAGCAGCGCATTATTGACGAGCTGGAATCGCTAAAGGACAAGTCGCAGACGCTGTGGAAAATTTATGGTCTGGGCGAGATGGCGGAGATTGAAGGTAAGATTTTTAAAAACGTAACGGTTATTGACTCAGTGCCTTACACAGGTGGCGTGCACTGGGTGGGAATGGATTTTGGCTATTCAACCGATCCTACAGCTATCGTTCTGGTGGCTCTGGACGAAAATGGTAAGAACCTTTACATCGATGAAATCTGTTACAAGACAAAAATGCTTACAAGCGACATTATCAAGGTTTTGAAGCGGTTGACAGAAGGTACAGAGGTTATTGCAGAATGTGCAGAGCCGCGTCTTATTGATGAGATATACAATGGCGGAATAAACATATTCCCTGTAAAGAAATATCCCGGAAGCGTGATGGCTGGCATAATGAAAATGATGGAGTACACGCTGTGCGTTACTAAGCGCAGCTACAATATTCTAAAAGAATTCCGCAACTACGTTTACGCTCAGGACAAAGAAGGCCGCTGGCTCAACAAACCAATTGATTCATATAACCATGCTATTGACGCGATAAGATATGTCGTGCTTGACAAGCTGTTGGGCGAGAGTCCAGAGGATGAGACGGATTATGAGGAAATAGGGAGAGCGGCGTATTAAACTGATAAACAAAATTTTACAAATATGGCTACACAAATACAGGAGATAATGGACTTTAAGAGTCGCACTCCGGAGGAAATCATTAAAGCATTGCAGAAAAAGGATGTTGACATTCCGCTGTGGGCGACTTTGAAACAGGAATATTATCCCAAGCTGCACCCGGTAATGACCGAGTCTACATACGCAGACTATCAGGACGAAGATGGAAACACAGTGAAGCTGTGCAGAATCACTTATGATTGGATGCGACTTGCGGCGCAAAGAATGTCAGATCTTTGCGTGGCAATCCCTGTTAAAAGAGTCTATCATGTTACACCCGGCAATGCTAAGCAGAAAGAGGCGGCTGTTTATCTTGAGAACATTTTTAAGGCAAACAGAATAGATGCGGTGAATCTTGATCGCTGCAATAAGTTATTCGCAAGCTGTGAGACCTTCACACTATGGTATTTGGTGCCAGAGCCAAATGGTAAAAAAAATAACAAATACGGCTTTCCTTGTAGCGTGAAATTCAAGTGCCGCGTCTTCTCTCCAATGACAGGAGCGGAGCTGTATCCGCTTTATGACGAATATGGAGACCTGATAGCACATTCCGTCTATTATACTCGGACAAAAAATAATACCGAGGTAAAATACATGGACTGCTATACAGCTTCTCAGCATTTCAAATTCTCGACAGATAACGTTGACAAAAAGTGGGCGCTGGAAAGCACTCCAGAGGAATATAACATTGGCAAAATACCGGGGGTTTACGTGTGCAGGGAAACGCCTATCTGGGAAGATAAGGGGAATACGGTATATGAGGCAGAGTGGACAATATCAAGGAATGGCAACTATCTGAGAAAGAACAGCAAGCCGATAATAACGGTTGCAGATGATAAGCCTGTAAAGTTTGGCAAAGAAAAAGAAGATAATAAAGCTCGCTCAGTATTTAAACTGTCGGCTTCTGGCAAGATGAGTTATGTTACGTGGGAGCAGCAGGTGGAAAACCTCAAGTTCCAACAACAAGAACTGAAGAGTGGATTCTTTTCAGATCTGCAGATTCCAGACTGGTCTCTTGACAACCTCAAAGGAGTGGCCATTTCTGCAGAGAGCAGGAAATATCAATTTGTAGATGCGCAGCTGAAGATGAAGCAAGAAAGCGGCAGACTGATAGAAGCGGCTGATAGAGAGATAAATATTGTAAAGGCCTTGCTTATCAGCCAGTTGGGTGAAGACTACAGAGAAGATGTTGAATCGCTTGTGGTGGATAACATCTTTACACCGTTCTCAATTTCAGATGATAAGGACACTATCAATAATCTTGTTGACGCTACAGGTGGCAAGGCCATCATGTCACAGCGTGAAGCCATTAGCGAGTTTGGGCACAGCAACGACATAGATCGTACGCTGCAGGAGATTGCTGACGAAAATAAAACAGATGTATTAGCGCAATGAAAAAAATAAAGCCGACACATTTTTGCAAGGATTGCAAATACGCATACGATGCATTCAATGAGGGCTATGATGGGCAACCTCTTCTATGTCATTGTCATAAAGATGATTGGGCTAAAATGTTGAAGTGCGATTGGTGCGAGAAATTTGAAAAGCGAGAAAAAGATGTCACAGACCTCTGGGAAATATGAAGCACAGCATAATGACAATGTTGAGATCTACAAAGCGCGGATTGACAAAATATTCCTTCAGGCGACAAAAGAAGCTGCAGTCATCGGAGCATCGCTTGACTCTGTCAATCCCGACAAGCCTTTTCAATTTAAAGACTATCGGAAAGCGCAGATAAAAATGGAAGCGCTGGTGCGCAAGATGAAAGCTGATATTCAAGGAGTTGTAGTGAACGGTGTGAAATCAGAATGGACTCTTGCTAACAACAAGAACAATGCTCTCTGCGACATGGTTTTTGGCGCAAATAAAATGAAACTATCTGCAGAGGAAGAGCGGCGTTACTATACCAACAACAGCGAAGCGCAGGCGGCCTTTCTTGCCCGGAAAGAAAGCGGACTGAATCTATCAGATCGCGTGTGGAACTACACCAATCAATTCAAAAACGAGATAGAGCTTGGACTTGACATTGGCATACGCTCCGGACAAAGCGCACAGTCAATGGCAAAAGATCTGCAGCAATATCTTAAGTTTCCGGACAAGCTATTCCGCAGGGTGCGTGATGCACATGGCAACTTGCAGACATCAAAGGCGGCCAACGCTTTCCACCCCGGACAAGGGGTGTACAGATCATCTCACAAGAACGCTTTACGATTAGCCGGGACTGAGACAAATATTGCTTACAGACGCAGCGACCAGATGCGTTGGAGCGATATGTATTTTGTTGTTGGGTTAGAGGTGCATCTATCTAATAATCATACCGTCATGAGGAACGGTAAGCGTGTGCCACTCAAGGATATTTGCGATGATCTGCAGGGAAGGTATCCGAAGACCTTTATTTTCAGCGGGTGGCATCCTAACTGCAGATGCTATGTGACATCCGTTCTTATGACAGAGGCTGAGATGCGAGCAAATACGCAGCGCAGGTTGAAAGGTTTGCCGGTAAACAAGCAATCAGTCAACGAGGTAAAAGATGTGCCTGAAAACTTTAAAAAATGGGCAAAGGACAATGCCTCCCGGATCAGTCAAGCAAAAAAACTTCCGTACTTCATAAGGGATAATTCTAAATACTTCCCGGAGGATGCGTTCTCTGAAAGCGCAAGGGCGCAAATAGTGCAATCGCAAAAATTAAACGAGGTGATGCAGCCGGAAGAGGTCGCTCCTACGGCGATGGATATTGCCGAGCAGCGACATGCTGCCAGAACGCTGGAGCAGGCGCAAGACATACGTGACGCGTGGGCACAACGCAAGGCTAATATCAAACTGGCTACTGATGCGCTTGCTGATGCCACGAAGTATCACATTGTCGGGGATCAACTGCAGGCGCTGCAACAAGCCGCCTATAATGGGCTATACGGGGCTGCTTCTTTAAAGAAAAGTGCCGCCTACGTACAAACAGCCATTAAAGACTTGGAGGGGCTAAAATACGTACAAAATACGCTGCAGGTAGCGCAGGATTTCTCGGCCAAGACCGCAATGGAAATTGAAGAGTCTGTAAAAAAGAAAATAGATCAATGGGATGATGCCGCAGCGCATTCCTTTGAAAACAAAAATCAATACCTGCAGAAGAAAGTTCAATTTGAGATTGATTACGTTGAACAGCAAAAGAAATACCCATCATGGCAAGTTGCACAAGATGCATACAAAAGTTATCTATCTAAAGTTCAGGATGCTATAATTAAAGATAGCATAATAAGCACTTCCAAAGAAGCGTATGAGTACCTGACAGCCAATAAAGTTACCGGGGCAAACAAGATGCTCAATGAATATAACGCCCTGAAAAATAATCCGGAAGCAGAGAACATTGCATTCAAACTTGCGGCCGACAAACTGCAGGAAAAATATGAAGCCGCATTAAAGGCTGAAGATAAAAAAATCAAAAA